TGACTTCTTAGGATGATTAGGAGTTCTTTTAGGTTTATTAAAACCACTAACTCCGGCTCGGGCTAATCTAGGGTCTTGCTTACTCATTAGGATGTTTTTCTATAACTTCTAGTTTTTCTAGCTATTTTTTTAGGTTGTTTAGAATGTTGTTTACCTTTTTTAGTATCTTTACGTTTTTTTCTAGAAGTAGCTGCATACTCTGCTGGAGTTAAGGCTGCAATAGCAGCTGAAGGTAGATAACGTTCACCTGTTTCACTAGACTTTTTACCTGATTTAGTTCGCCACTTCTGTTTAGTCCAATTTCTAAGACTTCTTTGTGACTTTTTTAGTGCCATGTTTCTTCCTTATTGCTACTTTGCCTTGCTGGGCGATTTTCGCCTGTTGCGTTTTACCGGCAACTTTCGCCCTTTGTTCGAGGACCGTGAGGATTTGGATTTTTCTTGCGAAGGGTTTGTTAATTTTTTTAACTTTTGCCACAGTTCTTCGAGCATCTGCTGGGGTTTTAAAAGCAATACTGACAGTATCTTTGGGGTTTTCATCTGTATATAATCTCCTGCTACTTCCTTTAGGTTTTTTACCCGTGCCAACTTTCGGGTCTCTTTTTTTTGGCATTATTTATAACCACCACCTTTAGCTTTATACTGCTTAGCTAACATCTGAGCCTTTCGAGCTGACCACTGACCGGGCTTACCCCCTTTAGAACCAGCTTTAATCCTATTAAAAAGATTTTTACGCATAGTAGGCTTAGTATAGTTACCAGCTTTATTAACTGTGGACTTACGTTTCTTGGTTGTCATATTCTACATCTATAGTTTGTTTTTCAGGCAGAATAAAAATCCCACCTTGCACATTATGGTTGACATCTACTCGTTCTGTTTTACCTAATCCGACTCTATCAAGCACTGTTTGAGCAGCTTGAAGCTTGACACTGGCTTGAGGTATTGCATCTGCAGCTGACATGACTTCAACGAGCTTAAAAGCTGCTTTAGGTGCTTCCCTTGCTAGTACATTCGAGGCTAATTCGACTATTTCTTCTTTTAAACTCTTTATAACTTGGTAGTGATTTCCTGAGTACCCGGCAAGTTCGGCAGATAGTTTTAAATCTCCTTGGGTTGTAAGGATATTATCTAAAAATAATTGCTGTTTATCGGTTAATTTTCTTACTGTAGGTAAACTACTCATACATCTTATTATAAAGTTTGTCAGGCTTTTGTCAAGTTTTGTGATAAAATACCTAAAGACTTGACAAAGTGCTAATCTGGGTGTATAATGACATTGTAGGTCGCCCGGGTTGAATAGTAAGGAACCAAGAACAACACTTGCTAGACTAAATAGAACTAGATAGACCTGTATAGACCTGTGTAGCCGAGCAGTGTAGGGGTCTTAGCCTCTGTCTTAACACTTCAAAACCTGTAGAAATGTAGAAGCACTAGTATATATACAGGGGACTGGGGGGGTGGCTCCTGCCCGTGGGTACTCAAAAGACTTCACAAGCCTATAAATAGAGACTTCACAGGCTTTTTAGACTTCAAAGGTCTACAAAGAGCTACAAAGTCCCATGAGGTAAGCTTTAACAAGCCTACAGAGGCACTGAAGAGCCTTTGAATTAACCCTTTAGCTCCTCAAAGAACTTCACAGAACTTCACAGACTCAACAGAACTAACAAGGGGTAACCCTAGGCTTAAAGCATTTCAGAGCCTTACAGAGCCTTACAGAGCCTTACAGAGCTAGATAGTTACACAAGGTTTAACATCTCAAGGCTTTCAAGGGTGTTAAGGCTTTTGAAGGGCGAAAAAAAACCCTCTAATTAAAGAGGGTTCTTCATGGGAGATAGTAAAGTTTAGGCATGAAATATAGCTACTTTGTTATTATCTAAGTCAATAACATAATAATCACATTCTAAATCCCTAGCATAGCTGTCATAATCAAAATGATTAAAAACAAACTGCTGTGCTTCTTTTGGAATTTGACAATATATTTCTTCATCTGCAAATTCATCAGCATATTCTTTGAAAGAATCGTATTCATTTATAAAATTATCTTCAATGTTTTTTATTTCATCAATTAATTCTTCATAATCGTTAGAATAAAAATCATTAAAATACTTTATTATGATTTCATTATCTAAATGACTATTATCTAAAGCATGAGCAAGATTATAAATGCTTTCATGGCTCGGATATTCTCCCATATCTACAAAATTATCATAATCATGCACAGCTATTTCATCAGCATTTCTTGTAACCTTTTTAATAGCTGTTACAAAGTCTTCAAAAGTTTTATATTCTAAGGGATACAACCAATCCCCAACCATCTTTCCGTTGTTGTATTCTGCTAAATTAGCAAAATAAACCCCGTATTTTTTATTATCATTATCCATTTTTATTTACTCCTTAAGTAATAATTAATATATGAGTATTGAAAACTATTTATTGGTTAGTGTCAAATAAATAAAAAAGCCCTCAATTAAGAGGGCTACTTTGGGGATTAGTTAAAGCTTAAGATATTTTATTATAAATAGCTTCATTATACCCAATAACAAAGCCTAGCATTTCATCTTTACTGTTGAACCTTTTTAGGTCATGTCCGTAATAATGACCTAGAGTAATACTATATTTATTAAAGTATAAGCCCTCACTAGCTACGGCTTTTTTTGTAGCATAAGAATCATAACCATATTTAATAATATTCTTTTCAAACTTTGCACATTGAAAAGCATAATAATATTTATTATCCCCTCTTAATTGAAAGGTAATATTTTTTTTAGCTTCTTTAAACTCAAGTTCTCTTTCTTTATGAAATCTTTTAGTCATTTTAGCTGAAGCTAATTTAAATACTTCTAAATTATCCATTTTTAATTACTCCTAAATAGTTAATAAACTATTATAAACATATTTTTTACTAAAAAGAAACCCCAAATTAATGGGGGTTCTTCAAGGGGATTATTTAGACTTAATTTAAATTAGCTAATTTATATTCTCCTGAGTCTATTTTAACCTGAGTTTCTTTTTTAGTTTCATTTAAAAATAGATTTCTGTATTTTCCTGTAGTCGTGGAATATTCCCAATAGTATTCATCTAAGAAAATCCCCTCAGTAAAACACTGTTTAACTATAATCGAGTTATAACTTTTAAAATATATAGCTTCATTAGTAGAAATAATAAACTGATTGACAACAGGTCTTCCACTGTGTCCAATCATATTTGATACTTTTTTAATCTGCATTATTCACCCCCTGAATAAATATAAGCACTTACTAAGCTTTTTTGATTGGCATAGTAAAACTCAACAGCATTAGTAACCCTGTTAGTAATATTATAGCCTTGAGTGCTAAGGGTTTTTTTGTCGTTACTCAGAAACAAGTTATTGACAAATTTAATAAATCCTAGGTCTTGAAAATCCCTAGGCATAAGAGCAGAGTTATAACCAAAGTTTTTAACCCAGTAATTTAGTTTAGTATTTGAATTAATCATTTTATTTACTCCGTTTAATAATTAATAAATTATTATAAACATATTTTTTACTAAAAAGAAACCCCAAATTAATGGGGGTTCTTCAAGGGGATTATTTAGACTTGTTAGCTAGTAAACTTTGGGTAACTCTGTGTCCTTGCTATGTGTTGGGCTATTTGGTCAGAAGTCTGCTCATTATAATAACCTGTAACAAATTCACTAAATAAATAATTTCCCTCTTTGTCTGAGGGTGGTTTTACCATAACCTCAGCAGTATCAGTAGAAGCATATAAAGTATCATTATCTTCAAACACTTTACGACCTCTTGCATTAGCCTCACTCATATAAGATACGGAAACTTCCCAACCATTAGTAAAAACCATATAAAAATTTCTACCAACATACATATTTTCAGTTTTTTCATGTGCTATAGCTATCGTTCTTTTTTTAATCATTTTTATTTACTCCTAAATAGTTAAATTAATATAAAGTCTAAACGAACTTTTTAAGCTTTGCAAGAATTATTTTTATTATCTTTATAAAGCTAAACAATAAAACATAGTAAAGAATATCAAGATAATAAGATAAAAAGTTAAATAGATACTTGACAAGTCTATAAAACTATATAGACTATATAGCTATCTAGTATTCTATGAGCTTAGTTAAAGAATATTAACTTGTATAGGTTAGCTCTAGCCAATACCATACAAGAGGGCGAGAGGTTTAATCGTTGTTAGTTACTAGAAACTAACTCTTTCACAAGAAGATTAAGACTTATCAAAGTATAGATTTACTGGTTAAAGTAGAAAGTTGCAAATTTCTATGGCAACAACAGCTAAGGCTACTGTCAAAGGTAGCCTTTTTTTTCGCCTTAAAAAACTAAAAATATTGCTTGACATACTTGACAGCATGGCTTAAGTTGTAAGAGTTAATTATTTTAAGGAGTAACTAAAGATGGAAAAACTAACTGAATACGAATTACTAAAAAGACTTGATAACGAGTTTGCAGATGTAGACTTTAGTGTGCGAGACTGTGCGACTAAAGGTGTAGTAGCTGTGGTTTATTTTTATGAAGATAAATTTGAGGAGAGTGCATGAAAATAACTGGCTATAAATTAGTAATCTATTATGAGGACGGAGCTACGGAAGATATTGTAGATATCCCTCACCATATAGAAAAAAGAATTGAATCGCATTTAGACGAACTAGAAGCAGAAATGGAATATGAGGAGAGTGTCTAATGTTTGCAGATGAAAAGATGACAGACGAGTTTTACGATTGGCTTCAAGGCTGTCCTGTGATTTGGGTTAGAGGAACAGTTAAACAAGATTCTATTGATTATACTTTTGTGTGTCCTGATAATGAGGAGAGTGAAGATGAATTATAAAGACTTTACAGACGATAAAGAAAAAATGATAGATTTTAAACTTTTGTCTAAAACAGAGTTTCTCTCTTCTTATTCTTATTTGACTGAAGAAGAATACAACTTGACTAAACAAAATGTGGAGAATGATAATGAGTGAAGTAAAAGTTGATAGAAGAACACCAAATGCAATATATGTTGAGGTTGGTGATATGACTGTGTATATTGACAACTCTACACTAGAGCAGATTGTTGATATATTTTTTGATGATGATGTTCCTTACTTACAACAAAGAGAATATAGAAAAGCAATGATTACTAAACTGATGGACGAATTATGAGTGATGAAGAAAATACTAAAATACTAGAACATATTAGTTTTGTGATAACAGGACTGAATGTGTTT